CAGTGGCACGTGCGATAATAACAAATCCCGAATTAATTTTGGCTGATGAGCCAACAGGCAATGCAGAGTTAGTACGACAAAAATTATAAAAAATGAATGTCCATGCTTCCGTCTTCATACACCAGCACCGATTCAACAAACGACTTCCAGAAGACGTTCTTTTCCTGATTGCTGAAAGTATTATAAACAGCTTCCCAGTCTTCATTCAGCAGCTTGCGGACACTGTCAAGATTGCGGACAGGGGCAGCAGGACACTTCTGAAGTTCTTCGATCTGCTTTTTGAATTTATCATATTCATTTCTGTACGCTTCTTTGTCGATCAAGTCATCCATAAACAAATCGTACAGCTTCTTGATCTTGCGTTCAATCTTTGATATTTCTTCGACAGGATTCTTCTGCACTGCGTTGGCAGCAGTCACTTCATACTTCGCCACATAGTCGGACAAAGCTGGTCTGATATGGTTCAGCATGTATTCTTCAATATATTCTTCACGATAAGATCGCCCACGATCACACAGCTTCGATTGTGCCTTGAAGTTACACCGATAACTTTTGTATGCTTTTTCTGTGCCGTCTGCCATGCGCCTATATGTAACAGTGCCAGTCATAATGTGATTGCAGGATGAACAGATCAGAAGACCTGAAAAAATATAGAATTGCTGTGTGTGTCTGATCCGAACATTCCTGATCGCAAGTTTCTGGATGCGCTCAAAGCGTTCAGGACTGATTGTCGCAGGACAGAAGTCAGGATCATCACGATACTGACCTTTGAAAAGCGGATTCTTCAGGTATCGTGCAACTGTATCATAGCAGACACGAATGTTGTATTTGTCCTGAAGAAAAAGCTGCGTGTCACGCTTGCTGCATGTAGCTTCAAAGTGGTCAAACATATCAAGTGCAAAGCAGTTCCATTCAGGATCAATGATGACATGCTTTTCTGCATCCAGCTTCAGACCGCGTGGAAGGCTGCCTGACACATAGGTTTTATTCTTCAGCTTATAAGCGAACACATCTTTGATTCGGTCGGAATCACGATCACATTCATCCTGTGCAACAGACAGACGAATATTGATGTGCAATCTTCCGTTCGTGGTTGTGGTATCATAGTTTTCTGTGACAGCCTTCCACTGCACACCATTAGCTTCAAGTATTTCCTGAATTTTATGATAATCGCCGATATTCCTGAACCATCGGTCAAGTTTGGTAAATATGATCAGGTCGAAAGAATGAGCCTTCACACCATCCAGAAGTCTGACAAACTCTTTTCGTTTGTTGAACTTCTTTCTTGCTGTCAGGGCTTCGTCAATGAATGTGTCAACAAGTATCATCCGATTCATTTTGATGAAATCTTCAAGAATCAGATCTTGCGCTTCAAGCGTATCGCCATGAAGCACCTGATCATCGTGGCTGCATCTGATATATTTAACTACACGAAGCCCGAAAAGTTGTGGGTTTGGAGTAAAAAAAGACATATAAAAACCTTCTTTCTGGTAGCGAAAGAAGGCTTGATATGATAGAATGTAAAAGGACATAATATCATCGTGGGCGGTCTTCCGCGATATATTTTGTTTTAATGTTTCACAAGGGAAGTCGCTGGTCACGGCTTCCTTTTTTATTTGAATAGAGTGCCTGAAGCGTGTACATAATCAAAACTAGGAGGATGACGCAATGGAAATCCTGACGTGGCAGGCACGAACAGACAGACACTTGACTTTGAAACAGCTGGAAGCCCTGACAGGAATCAGCAAGTCAACACTGAACACGATTGAAAACGGCATCACATCGCCAACACTGCGCCAACTTGAAGCGATAGCAGCTGCACTTGATGTCAAGATCACTGATCTGTTTGATTCTGAATATAAATGATAAACTGTGCGCCGACAATGCTTCTGACGCTTATTTCCTGATATATGGAAATAACTGGAAGCGGTCTTTTATTCCAATAATTTCCATGATACAATCCCGACAAGAGAAGGGAGGGAAGCCGATGATCCGAAAGAGAATCAACACGCTTCTGAATAAGTTGTCGGATGCACAGCTGAAGCGCATATATAAATACATAAAGTATGTATACATACACGGATAAAGTAAAAGGAAGTAGGACTGGTCAGGTCACTGCTTCCTTTTGTTTTGCTTAAATTCTTTATATGCTTTATGACGCTTGAAACCAAAATATAAAAGCGGCGCAGCAATCACAATACACACAGGATTGAAAGCAACGAAGAAACCTAACAGCATAAAAATACCGAAGCCGATCAGAATATTTCCACTTTTAGGAATTGGAACAACTTCAACAGGCTTTTGATCTTCATGCTTAATAATATTATCAACCGAACGATAAACGCCAGTCGCATACACAGGAACTTCAGGAACATCGCCGAAGATTTTATAAAAGCAGAATAGTGTTGCTTTTGCATCGTCAAGCGCATTGTGCCAGCTGTCTTCGCTATATGAATAATATTCTGCACATGTCTTCAGCTTTTGCCATTTATATTCGTTGTAACGCTTTTGCCCATAAATTTCAGCAAATGCAAGCATTACATCAACGACAATAGAATTTTCTTTTGCATGATATTCAATGCCAGAATTAAATATAAAAGGCAAATCGAAGCCGTGAATGTTATAACCGACAATCATGTCTGCATTTTCTAAAATGCGTTGAATAGTATGTGCATAATATAAAAGCGGCTTACAGTCTTTTACCATTGAAGGGCTTATGTGGTTTACTTTTTCAGCATCAGTCCAGCATTCGTGATGAACAGGCTTCACATATTCACTGAAAAGGATTGCGCCAGAGCCGTCAACAATAGAAAGCTGAAGAATTTCATCGTCATAGCGATTCAGTCCTGTTGTTTCTGTATCAAGACAAATAATGTTCAATAGATCACTTCCTTTATTCAGTTTTATCCCAACCAACCTTCTTGACTAGCTGCTTCATATATTCTTTGATTCGCTCACGGCTTCCAGCTGGTAAAGACACATACATTTCAACAAGCGCCTTGTCAAAATCGTTCAAATCATACTGCGCGCACAATTCATCAACGATTGTCTGCGGAAGATCGTCAAACATTTCCCCTTCGCCATACATTAAATAATCATAATTCACATTGTATTCGCGACAGATTGACTTCGCCATCTGATCACTTAATGCAACGCGATCCTTTTCTATTTTAGAAATAGAAGATTTTTGAACACCTAACTTTTCCCCAAATTTTTCAAGTGTCAAGTCTAGCGTTTTGCGAATCTGATTAACACGTTCGCCTTGTGTCATATTCATTCCACCTTTCTTGATAGTTGTTTTTCTGATTGTAGAATAGCACGTCAGAATGCAAAGGTCAATAAAAAAGTTGAATTAAGACACAAATAATAGTTGACAGAGTGTCTTGAAGATGCTATTATGTGTCTGTAAGATACAAAAGCAAGCAGGAAGGACACGGATGAAGCGAGAGGGCGGCACGCAAGTGACATGGCGGTCAGGCTGTAGGATAACAGACAGAGCGTGTGCAGAATAAACATGATCCGTCAAAGTAGTTGAAGAAAGCAGGAACATCAGGGCAAGAAAGCAAAGTGTTCATACTACTGGAAGAAAATGAACAGGTTGAGCCGATCAACACTTTACCCCTAAAACAAGAAGATGTTAAGCGGAAGAATCAATCGCGCGAGATGACACAGCACTTCTGTTTCTTACATTAAAAACCAGAAGGGAGAAGACAAGATGACAACAACAAAGATTTACAGAAACAAGAGAAATGAAAACAAGTTCATTGAAGTGAGAAATGACGGACATTATCACAATACAGTCAGGCAGTACATGTTCTGGAAGAATGCAGGAGTGAAGAACCTTCTGGGCGACAGATGTCTTCATAGATGGAAAGCAAGAAATCTGAAAGCATTGCTTGAAGATTATGAACTTGTCAATGCATAAATACCATACGAAGGGAGGAAACAACATGGCAGCAGTTACGAACGAAAAAAAGAACCTGAACAGCCAGACCGAAGATGTCAGCGAATTTATTATGCTGCTGAAGCAGATGTCTGACAGCGACAGAATGGTCATCAAAGGGATGATGATGTGGGCGGCAGGAGAAAACAGACCAGTGAAAACAGCCTAAAAGGGCATAGGATGTCCCCGACTGGCAGCAGTCGGGGGAGTAAATGAAAGAGAGGTACAACATGACACAGAATTTATTCACAGAAGAAGAACTTGCAAAGGTTACAGACAGAGCAGAAAGAAAGCACCTGATCGAGTGCGCACAGGATCAGTCAAAGATTGATTTGCAGTATATGAAGATCATGGAAAAATACGACTTATGGGAAAAAGGAAGCCGATCAAGATATTTTCACGCAACAACACATGAAAACGCAGAAAAGATCATGCAGGACGGAGTGATCCGAAAAGGAATGGGCGGCGATGTGTATATCTGCAAACAGCCACTTGAAGCAGCGCGATTCGTTGCAATCCGCGGACACGAAACAGGAACAATCTTTGAAGTAGAACTGGAAGACAGAAAAGTGTTTGAAGCACATGATCACAATGAAGAGTTCTTCGGATGCAAAGCATATATGTACACGGACGACATACCGACAGCAAAGGTTGTGAAAATATCAAGATATTCAACGAAGGAAGATTGACTGTAAAGCCGAAACAGCGCGACATGCGCTGTCGATGAATGATGGCTTCATTCATCCTGACGATGGCAAGCTAACAGCCAGCATCAGAACATTGTGAAAAAATAGCGGCGTGTGTGTACTGCCAGAAATATGCACAGATGGTCAACAGGTTTTAGGGATGTTTTTAATGCGAAAACAAACGACACAATGAAAGATCAAGACCAGAAGGGGGAATGAATAAAAACATTTTTTGGATGCGCGAAAGCGGTATGTGAAGAAACAAAGGAGATATTGACATGATAGCAACAACAGAAAAGCCAGTGCAAATTCTGGAACTGTTTGGAGGAATAGGAAGCCCACGATGCGCACTGCGTAACTTGGGAATACCGACAAAGGCGATTGACTATGTTGAAATAGATGAAAAAGCAGTCAGATCATACAACAATATGTTTTCTGAAGAATTGCCATATAAAACACAATCGGTTGTCGGCTGGAATTTAAAGCCAGACATTCTGATTCACGGAAGCCCTTGTCAGGACTTCAGCATCGCTGGACATCAGCGCGGAGCAGACGAAGGCAGTGAAACAAGATCATCTTTGATGTGGGAAACAATTCACATTATTGAACAGATGGGACAATGGAAACCACAATATATCATCTGGGAAAACGTGAAGAATGTGAAAAGCAAGCACATGATCGCGAACTTTATCAGGTATCAGAAAGAACTTGAACAGATGGGATATACAAACAATTATGAAGTGCTGGATGCGCGAGAATTTGGACTTCCGCAGGCAAGGGAAAGAGTTTTCACAATAAGCTGTCTGAAAGGCGAAAAGTTCAACTTCGATGACCTGATCAGAACACCGATGCAGGACATCAGGGACTTTCTTGAAGACAACGACAGCGTGCCTGAAGTGTACGATGTGACACAGCCTTCTGTCAGAAACGTGATCGGACAGACAGGAATCAAAAGGGCGACAGTTATAAAAGACTACGCATTCACAATCACGACAAGGCAGGACAGAACACCAGCGCAGGTCATTGATTGCGGTGGTGGTCGATTCAGATATTTGACCGAACTGGAATGCTGGCGGCTGCAAGGGTACACAGACGAAGACTTCGAGAGAGCGAAAGCAGTACATAAAAGGGCTGGGCGATACTACACAGCATTATACAAGCAGGCAGGAAACAGCATCGCAGTTCCGATATTTGAAAGCATCTTCAGGAAAATTATATTGAACGAAACAGCATAGGAGGAAGCACGATGGAATACAACAAAATCATTCGGGGGGGGTGCCTGGAATATATGAAACAGCTGCCAGACAAAAGCATTGACCTGATTGTCACTGATCCCCCATACGGAAAGAAAGCAGACAAAGGCACAAACGGCTTCGGACAGGCGAAAAATAGAAGATATGCAGGCGGCTGGGACAGCAAAAGACCAGACAAAGAAGTGTTCGATGAAATGCGCCGCATATCAAAGAACATGATTATATTCGGGGCAAATTATTTTGCGGACATGCTACCAGTATCAAATTGCTGGATATTCTGGGATAAAAAAGGCGAAGTGAAATTTAAGAACCCTTTTGCAGATGGCGAATTGATATACACAACATTCAAGAAGCCAGTGAAAAGAATTGTATTCAGGCAGCAGGGGTTCATCACAGACAGCAAAGATGTGAGATACCACCCGACACAAAAGCCGTCAGAACTGGTTGCACAGCTGATTGAAATGTTTTCAGAAGAAGGACAACTGATCTTCGATCCATTCATCGGAAGCGGCACAACGGCAATCGCAGCAATAAGGACTGGCAGAAAATATATAGGTTGCGAGATTAACGAAGAATTTTGCCAGATATGCGAAGAACGAATAAAACAGGAGGAAACACAGTGGCGAACATAGATGTCATGTACAGCAGCAAGACGGATCAGTGGGCGACACCTGACGACTTCTTCAAAGAACTTGATCAGGAATTTCATTTCAACCTTGATCCTTGCGCTGACGAACAGAATCACAAGTGTGAAAAGTATTTCACGAAGGAAGACAATGGTCTTTCAAAGGACTGGGGGGTATCGCGTGTTTTGCAATCCTCCGTATGGTAGAGCAATTACAGATTGGGTTGAAAAGGCATACAGAGAAGGAACAAAAGACAACACGATTGTTGTTATGCTGATACCAGCGAGAACAGACACAAGATATTTTCACGACTTCATTCAGCACCGATCAGAAATCAGATTTGTGAAAGGGCGTTTGAAGTTCGGGAACAGTAAACAGGCAGCCCCATTCCCTTCAATGGTAGTTATATTCAGGGGTGCTGGAATGTAGGAGAAAAAGCATGAGCAGACCGACAAAGACATGTTGTGACTGCAAGAACGCTTGCTGGGATTCTGTACCATACGGAAGCACAACAGCAACAATGTTCGGAGGTTGTGACAAAGAAGATGAAATGACAGAGGAAGAAGCGGAGAGATTCGGAGAAACAGAAGACTGTCCGTTCTGGGAAAACAGATACAAGGAGGAAAACGCATGAATACACCAGATGCAAGAAGAATATTTGAAGCAATAGCAATGATCCTGTCGAACAGGAATGATGGAATCAGGGTGCAGCTGTCGGAGATTAAGACAAAGGCAGCGAAAGCATCTTGAAGGACAAAAAAGAAAGCCTTCGGACTAGCTTGGCGGCTTCCGAAGGCGATCCAGATTGTGACTTTTTAAGGTCTGCACATCTATAAAAAATTATACAGCAGACTTCCAAAAAAGTCAATAAATCAGGGACTTTCAAAAGGCTTCGCGTCCTTGTAATAGATAGTAACAAATCAAAGAAATATATAAATATCTATAACAGGAGCAAAGAAGAACATGAAGAGAAGGAAGAAAGCTGTGTATATAGATTATGACTATGAAGCAGCATACCAGAAGATGTTGACTGACTTGGAAGAAGACAACATGTGCAGGATGCTGAATGAAGGCAAGGTCAGATCAATATATGCCACTAAGGAGATAAAGGCAGCAGAGCAGATGGATGTTGAAATATATCCAGAGTTCAGAAGAGGACAGAAAGAGCAGATACCAGACGAAGCAAAGCTGAAGAAGCAAAGACAGGCACAAAGAAACTTGAATGAGAAGAACAGCAGGAAGGAATGTGAACGGACGATCAATGCGAACTTCACGGACAATGACATCTGGGGAACACTGACATATACAGACGACAACATGCCGAACAGCATGAAAGAAGCGAAGCACGATATGACGCTGTACATAGGACGATTAAACTATGAGCGAAGGAAGAAGGGACTTGCAAAGCTGCGTTATGTGTATGTGACAGAGTGTTCAGACAAAGGACGCTGGCATCATCATTTTGTGTGCGCTGGCGACATGGGGCTGGAAGCGGTTGAAGAAAAGTGGAAGAAGGGGCGCAGAAATCAGGTGCGCAGGCTTCAAAAGGACGAAAACGGACTGTCAGGAATGGCGAACTACATCACAAAGCAGAAGCACCCTGACAAGAAGGGGAAAGAGCCAAAGCCAGTCGGGAAGTATCAGAAAGCATGGAAAGCCAGCAAAGGACTGAAGAAGCCAGAAGTACATAAAAACCACTATAAGTTCAAGCAAAAGGACATTGACGAAGTTGTGACAGGACGATGCGATCTTGAAGACAAGCTGAAGAAATGGTATGCAGCAGACGGCTACAAGCTGACATCGTATGAGGTCAGATATAACAACATGAATGGCAGATTCTACATATACGCAAGAATGTACAGACAGCCAGAGAAAGGAGAAAAGATTGACAAAGCAACAAGTAAGGTTAAGCAGAAAACAGCGAAGAAGAAGACAAAGAAGAAGACAGCTGCACGATGCAGTACATAACTTCATCAGGACAGCAAAGAACTTTCTTCAGCGCAAACCGAAGACGGCAGCAGCAATCCTGATCACATTTATCACAATATATGTGTCGGTAATGCTGGGATTTGCGATCGGCGACATGATCAGCGCAAAAGGAAAGACGGCAACAGAACAGGAAAGCGAAGCAGAAGAACAAACAGAAAGTGACTTGGATGCAGATGAAGAATATCCATTCAATACAATGTCACAGGATTGGAGTGGCGAAGACATGGAAGGATTCTGCTATCACGAAATATCAGACGAATGCAAGGCAGCAGGCGGCAAGTTTCCAGTAATGGCGCAGATATATACATACATTGTTTGCCAGAACTATGGTGTTGACTATGAAATGGTGTTCGCACTGATCGAACAGGAAAGCGAATGCAACTGGAACGCTTCAGGCGATGGCGGCACATCATGGGGGTATATGCAGATAGCGCAGAAATGGCACAAAGAAAGAATGCAACGCCTGAACTGCACCGATCTGACAAATCCATATCAGAATGTGACAGTCGGCATTGATTACCTAAAGGAGATTCAGGACAGCTTGCAGGAAGTTCCAGAAGATGTGCGTCCATATTACGTTCTGGCAGTCTACAACTACGGAGCAGCAGGCGCAAAGGAAAACTTGTGGAATCATGGTGTGTATAAATACAGCTATAACACAGCAATCATGGAAAGAGCAGCACAGCTGAAGGCAGAGAAAGAAAGACAGGAAACGAAGGAGGAATAAAAGTGGACAACAAAAAAAGATTGTGCTTGGAAGATGCAGTCACGAACGCAGAAATCTACGCAGTGAAAGTGATTGAAGAAGAACTGAACCGAAAAGGAATCGCACCGAACAGCATTGAAAGAAAAATCATCATCACACGCACAGCGGATGTGCTGGCAGCACACAGGGAAGAAGTTAGGGATATGTATAAAAAGTCAGGATCACTTCTTCAGGACTGGATCATAAAGATGTCAGGCATAAAAGACCTGATCGCATTCAAGAAAATGAAGCAGTTGGGATTCACTGGCGATATCATGCAGGACATGAAGAAGATGGAGGAAGCACGATGAATATGAAGTATGCGATGCGTTCGGAAGATACCGAACAGATCAATGTCATCAGCTGGGCTTCTTGGCAGATGCAGAAATATCCTGAACTGAAATGGCTGCATCACATCCCGAACGGCGGCAGCAGGAACAGAGCCGAAGCAGTAAAGCTGAAGCAGATGGGCGTGAAGTCAGGCGTGTCGGACTTATGTCTTCCGTACCCAAAAGGAATATATTGCGGACTGTACATCGAAATGAAGTATGACAAGGGCAGACACCAGCCGTCACAGAAAGAGTTCTTGACCGATATGGCGGTAGCAGGACACTATGTCGCGACATGCTACACGGCAAGGGACGCGGTTGAAGTTCTTGAAAAATACTTGAATTTGAAGCGTTTACAGACACACATTCATGTGTCAGATTCAGACACCGCAGTCACGGAAACAGCAGAACGCATGAAAGAGCCGAACAACAGCGTATGGAAAGACGGCGAAGTGAAACCGCTGAAGGTGTAGGACATGAACGGATATGCGGCAGCAGTCAGACAGTTTTATGACATATACAGACCAATCGCAAGGAAGTACGGACTGCGAATGTCAAGCCACACTTCAATATACGATGATGGCTGGATAAAGATATATAAAGGCGAAGGAGCAGACAGACAACAGATCATCAAGATTGAAGAAGCGAACGACACAGACCTATACGACAGGGCAAGGGAAGCAGTGATCAGCTGGGAGAACAGCAAGAAGGAAAGAAATGCAAGACGATAAAAAGGCACATCAAATCACATTGCAGGAACTTGGGATCATACCGAAAGAGCCGAAGCGAAAAGAAGAAGTCAGAAAACAATATGCTTTTCCTTGCGACGGCTGCGCGTGTAGCCACTGCGCAAACAATGTGGAAACGCCAGACACATGCACAGGAGAAATGAAAGAACCTTGCTTCACATGTGACTATTGCAAGCATTATGACGGAAACGGAACAGACAGGCGACTTCGAGATTGTGACAAATACATTGTGACGGACGAACACGCGAGAAGGTTAAGAAGACACATGAAAATAATAAACAGGAGGAAAGCACATCAATGAAAATAATAGCAGTAATGAATCAAAAAGGCGGCATCGGAAAGACAATGACCGCAGCAGCTATCGCCTACATAATGGGCGAAGAAAAAGAAAAGAAAGTGCTGATCTGTGACGCGGATCAGCAGGGCAACATATCACTTCTTTACGACAGGTTTGATCCTGAAGGACAGGGAATGTCAGAATTGCTTGAAAATCATCAGGCAGCAGGCGGCGCATATTCGACAACAGACCTGATCCAAACAACACCATATGGAAACATTGACATTATACCAGCAAACGGATATTTGATGCGAACAAACATGACACTGCTTCAGGAAGAAGGAGAAGATCAGATTCTTCGATTTGCAGCAGCGATGAATGAAGTCAGAACTATATATGATTATTGCATTGTTGATTGCGGTCTGATCATGGACATGACAGTCACAAACGTGATGATTGCAGCAGACCTTGTGATTGTGCCTGTCAAGATTGGCGGTTTCGAGATTGAAGCAGCTGCAAACATGGACAGTCAGCTGACATCGTTCAGGAGAATAAACCCTGACATTCGCATGAAAGTATTGATGACGATGCGACAGAAGAACCAGGCGACACTTCAGGTCGAAGAATGGCTGAAAACACAGTCAGGACACGATTGCTTCGCGACAGCGATCAGGCGATCAATAATCGCAGAGAAGTCAACAGTCGCACAAGTGCCGCTTCCGAAGTTTTCAAAGAACTGCATTGTGACGCAGGACTATCGTGCAGCAACATATGAATTGATGAAAGAGGTGTGAACATGGGAGTGTATGAGATAATCACAGGAATCACAAAAAACGAAGAAAATCTGAAAGTCGAAATCAGGCAGACGGAAGGAACACTGGAAAGAAATCTTGTGTACATCAAAAACACAAAAACAAACAGGGCGTATTCCTTTACACTAGCGGACGGCGATGAATATGGCGCAGACGCAATGACACGAAATGCAGTCGCAAAGCTACATTCTGACATGTACGGCTGCAATGAAAAGACGCTTGACAAAATCGAACACGCGCTGGGAATAAAACTTGAAACATGGCAGTCAGAATATATCCTGTCACAAGGCATCACATATCCGCATGAAGGAAGAAGGACAGGGAAGACGCTTGCGTATCAAATCAAGACACTTTTGACCGCACACGATGACATAACGATCTACGGCAACGAAGCGCAATACTACGTTGACGAAATACATGGCAGCGTATACGAAAAAAATTATGTCGTAGAACTTGCAAGGCTGTCAGAATGCCTTCGCAAAGCTGGCATCGGAGTTCCGAAAGTGACATTGAAACTGAATGCAATGAGAAGAAGGGAGGATGGAATGCGATGGAATTAAAAGGGCAAGTCACAATCAGCATTGAAGACTTTGAAAAGCTGAAGGCAGCAGCAGACGCGAAGGAATATGCAGAAAACCAGCTGGAAGCGTTCAGGGACAGGATGACACAATTCTATGAACTGGACGACACAGACTTCTGGAAGCGTATCAAAGAGATTGACAGCACACCGAACATGTCAGACAGGCAGATCGACAAAGCGATAAGCGAAGCCAGAAAGATGCTGAAGATTGTGATTGATACAGACAAGCTGAAGAAGCAGATCAGGGCATCAATAAACAAAAAGGCGTACAAGGAAGATGATTCACACATTGACTTGAAGAACACGACAGACAGCGAACTGGATGCAATAGAAATATGCTTCAGAGAAAAGGAGGATTGAAGATGGCGTGGAATGTAATGGAGCAGCTGAACAAAAACGCACAGAAGGCAGCAGTCGGCGATGAAACACCGAAGGCAAGATTCAGGACGAAGGACATCAACATCAAAAAGCTGTACAGCAACGACAAGAACTTCTATTCGGTCACAGACATTGAACCGCTTGCACAGAAGATTCTGCTTGTTGGACTGATTGAAAATCTTGAAGTCGTTCACGATCCATGTGATCGCGGCGAATACAGAATAACAGCAGGAGAAAGAAGATGGCGTGCGCTGAAGCTGCTTGTCGAACAGGGCTATACAGATTTTGAAATGGTAACGTGTCAGATTCAGACACCAGCGTCAGCAGACGAAGAAATGTTGCGCCTGATCATCGCGAATGACTATCGAAATAAAACAGTCGCAGACATTCTGGAAGAAGAAAAACAGCTGAAGGACATCTTGCAGCGTATGAAACAGGAAGGCAGAACGATCAAGGGATATAAACTTGACAGCGGTCGCCTTCGTGATGTTATTGCAAAGATGCTTCAAATGCCAGCAACAAAGATCGCACAGATCGAGAGCATCAACAAGCATCTGATCCCTGAATTTGCTGAAGAACTGAAAGAAGGTCGCCTGACTTTTTCTGCTGCCTATATGATCAGCGGAATGAATGAAGGAACACAAGCAGAAATGCTGGAACGCTATCAGGAAAACGGCTTGACCTACAAGGAAGTGAAAGAGATCAAGCAAGAACAGGAAGAAAAGGCAGTAGCAGAACAGATTGAAGGTCAAATGAACATTGACCAGTTCGCAGAGACAGAAGAGATTGAAGAACCTGAAGACGATGCAGAGGACGCAGGGGACGAAGGCGAATGGGAAGATGCACACCCTGAAAGCATCACATCGCTGTGTTATAGCTGCAAGAGATATTCAGACTGCAATGTGAAGACAGGAACATGTCAAAGCTGCGATCGGTACATCAACAAGGCAGAAGCCGAAAAGACTGAAGAAGAAAGATACAGCGAAGAACAGGACGCGATTGACAGAGAAACAGCAAAGAAACTTCGCGAGAAGGCAGACGAAGAAAAGATGCAACAGCTTCCTTCACAACAGGAAAAGAAAGTGCATGATGTGAAACTGGGGACAACATTCTTTGATGATGTCAAAACAGGGCGCAAGACATTTGAATTGCGAAAGAATGACCGCGGATATAAAGAAGGCGACACAATCGTGCTACATGAGTATAAGGACGGAACAACGACAGGCAGAACAATCACAAAGAAAATTGTGTACATGCTGGAAGACTTCACAGGACTTGAAGACGGCTATTGTATTTTAGGACTGGGAGAAGCAGCAGAAACGCTTCAGGAAGCGGCAGCAGTCGCAGCAGATTACATTGACAATCCAGTCATGGACTATGGAGCATAGGAGGAAAAGGACATGCAGGCAAAAGACGATATTAAGGAAATGGCACAGACATTCAGAGAAGCAGCAGACATTCTGGACGAGATTGCAGAACTTGACGACAAGGAAGGCATGACAAGAGAGGAAAGAAAAGAGAAAGAAGAAGAACTGTCAGCAAGATTCTTGCTGAAAATGATTAAGATTCAGCAGGCATAAACAGCAGAAAGGGGAAACAGCATGAATGAAATAATCTGCGATAAATGCGCGGCGACATTCACACCTGACATGATAGAGATTCAAAACAGAGTGATCACACAGGACGAGGAACACAACGACATCATCGAACAGTATTATGAATGCCCGATCTGTGGCACGCATTATACAATCACAATCACTGACAGGGTGCAGCGAATAGCGATTCAGAAGCGCAGACAGCTTCAGACGGCAGTCAAGAACGCGATCAGGGCAAGAAGACCAGCAAGGGCGCAGACATACAAGAATAAAGAAAAAGAACTTGCAGACGACATTCAGGCGCGTGCAAAGATGCTAAAAGAACAGTACGCAGAATATACGGAGGAATAAAAACATGTATGAACATTTCACAAAGACACAGCAGCAGTTCGATGTCAGACGCGGCGATGTGTATTATATCAACAACAACAGAGGACAGAGAGGAAACGAGATCAGGAAGGACAGACCAGCCGTCATTGTGTCGGCTGACTTCCTGAACAAACACAGCGGCGATGTGGTCGTTGTGTTCCTGACATCACAGCCGAAGAAAGACATGTCAACACATGTGACAATCAGAACAACTGGAAGAGTGTCGGAAGCACTATGCGAACAGCCGACAACAATCAGCGTGGAAAGATTAAACAACAGGATCGGAAGCGTGACCGACAGAGAAATGCAGCAGATAGACATTGCGCTTCAGATAGCTTTGAATTTGGATGCAGGAGCAAACACACAGCCAGAACCCGAAAATCAATCGGGGGGGGCATCACACAGCAGCGATGATGTACTTGAAAGCGAACACGATTGCATTATACGGCTTGAAGCAGAACGCAACACATACAAGAAACTTTATGAAGACATTATAAACCGAAGGAGATAGAAAAACATGCGAAGTATATGGATTGAACAGGCGATCAGCAATCTGGGTGGAATTATCGTGATTATATTGCAGCTGGGATTCATTGCAGTCCTGACAGCACTGATCATCCTGATTGTTACAGAGATAATCAAGGCAGCAGCCAAAGGAATCAAAGAGCAAAAAGGAGCAAAGAAGAATGAATAAGGTCATATTGATGGGAAGGCTGACAAGGGATGCACAGACACGATATACAGAAGGCGCAGAGCCTATGGCAATATCGCGATTCACACTTGCGGTTGACAGGAGAGTCCAGAGAGATCAGGAAGGACAGTCAGCTGACTTCATTTCCTGTGTGGCATTCGGAAAGACAGGACAGTTCATGGAGAAGTACGGACAGCAGGGAACAAAGTTTGTGATTGAAGGACGCATTCAGACTGGCAGCTATACAAACAAAGAAGGTCGCAAGATTTACACAACGGAAGTTGTTGTTGAATCGGTCGAGTTTGCGGAAAGTAAAGCGGCGGCAGGCGACAACCAATCAAGACCACAGCCAGCACCAGACAGCGGCGATGGTTTTATGAACATACCAGACGGCGTTGACGATTTGCCTTTTACATAAAGGCGCAGGAAAGAGTGAAAGACATGAAGCTGAAGGAATATGCAACAAAGATAAAAAACAGGCTTGTGGGACAGCGTGCGAAGCCACAGGAGGAAGAAAAAGACGATCTGTCAGAGAAAATTGCAGAACGCACACAGGAATTGATTGCGGAAGACAGACAGGAAGCTGTCAGGGCAGCAGTCGTGGAAGAACCTGAACCAGAAGAAACGACAGAACAGCCGAAAGCAGAAAGAAACATCAGTGCAGATGTGATGAAACTGGCAGCAGTCACAAGAGGACTGAAGATTGATCCTGAATGGACAAAAGAAGAAACGATCAAAGCTGTATCGGAATACAGCGGACTTCCTGAAGAAGAAGCCGAAGCGCTGCTTGAATCGACAGCAAAGTGGGCGCAGGAAACAGGAAGAAAAATGGTAAAGAGTATCACGGAAGCGTTTGAAAAGTTGAAGCCAGCGTTTGAACAGGTAGGGAAAGCAATCACAGAAGCATTCAGGAAGACAAAATGGACAGGATTGCAGCTGCGCAAGGAATTGATCAGCAACAACAGGCGCAAAATGAAAGGAATGCCGATGATCAGGGCGAAGGCACTTGAAAAAGCCAGAAAGAATAAAAGGCGAAAGCCTGAAAAGTAGGAAGAAGGTGTGCAATGTGCAAAATAGCGATGAAACACAGCAGGACATGACGGAAGCAATCAGAATCGCGGTGCGAAGGGCATTTGCTGAAGTCAGAATCGAAGAAAAGAGGGCAGAAAAGAAGAAAACACTGTATAACACACGAAGATTGATGGAATCATATATTGACCTGAAAAAATATATAAATAATGCGATCACGGAAGAAGAAGAGGTCACGGAAGCAGCATACAGCGTCCTGAAGGGCGAAAATGCAAAGCTGAAATCTGTCAAGGAAGCAAAAATGGTCACGGCGATGATGATAATTAACATTGACAGGGCATTGACCGAACTGGAAGCCGAAAGCAGGAGAGAAGGCACATTGTACAAGTATGAAGCGTTTAGAATGCACTATATTGACGGATTGACCTTTGAAGAAATTGCGGATCAACTGGATTGTGGAAAAAACAGCCCTTCAAACTGGTGCAAGGCGATATTGAAGAAAATGTCTGTCAAACTATTCGGAATTAACGGAATTTGAAAAAACGCGATCTGAAAAAGGCTTTTTTCGAGGGAAATGACAGCGAAAGCATGGGAGAAGCGTGGGAAAAGTGAGGGTTTTTATAGGGGACATCCTAAAGTAAAATAGTATCGTGAAATGTTGTACAGAAAGACCGAAACAGCACAGAAGTGTTGAATCGGTCTTTTTTATTGCATTTCTGCCCTCTTATTTGCGGAATGTGGGTGCTTATATAAGGGCATCCACAGGAAGCATAAAAACAAGGCTTTATATAGGGGCATACCTGACAGGGGCGCATATATAGGGCATATATAAGGGGCATACATAAGCGGCTGCGTATAGAACCTATACAGACGGATATATGAAGCATATGCAGCAGTAGGAAGGCGGTGCAAGGGTTTGTTATTTCACAAGTGCAGATGTGGGGCTTTAATACCACAGAATATAGCTGAATGTGAAGCCTGCGCAGCGAAGGCAGCAGGGCAGCAGTCAAGACACATGGAATATAACAAACACCGAAGAAACAAGAAGACAGCAGCCTTCTATGTATCAAGTGAGTGGAGGAAGACAAGAGCCGAAACAATCAGACGGTTTGATGGTGTTGATATATACGCCTTCTATGTGCTGCATGTAATACAGACAGCTGACATGGTGCATCATATCACACCTATTGAAGACGACTGGAACAGACGACTTGATGCAACCAATCTGATCCCATTGAGCAATCACAGCCATGGAATCATTGAAGCCTTGTACAGCAAGGATGAACAGACAAAAAAAGCGACACAAAAGATGTTGTATGACCTGATAGAACGCCACTGGAAGGCGACAGGGGGAGTATGAAAAAGTATCGGGTTAAGTTTATTTAGTCGCGCTTCCCCCTTTCCGTGGAGAAAACTCCCCACGAAAAATCCAGATCAAAGCCCTACAAGAAGGGTGTGTCACATTCTGACACGAACGCAAGGAAATCCAGCAAAGAAGGGAGGTCGCGAAAGATATGGCAGGACAACGACAACCGATAGAACTGGTTATTGCAAAGGGCAAAAAACACCTAACAAAAGCGGAAATCGAAGAACGCCAGCGAACGGAAGTGAAAGCAGCAGCAGACAAAGTGACTGCGCCGTCTTATTTGACACCTTCACAGAAAAAGACGTTCAAAAAGATTGTGAAAGAACTTCGCGCGATTGACCTTGTGTCAAATCTTGATGTTGATGCACTGGCAAGACTGGTCATCGCACAGGAAAACTATGTGGCGGTAACGGAAGAAATGAAGTCGCAACCACTCACGATCAGAATGGAGTTCAAAGAGAATGACGCGGACGGAAACCCGATCATTGTTGAAAGACAGGTCGTGAACGGTACAGTTGAACGACTGGCACTTCTTCAGGATCGCTATTTTAAGCAGTGCCGACAGGGTGCTGCGGACTTCGGGCTGACAGTGTCGTCACGCTGTCGCCTTGTAGTGCCAAAAGCCGACAAGGAAACGCCGAAGGAAAACAAATTCGCTAAATTTGCATAGGCGATAAATGACGGACAGAACCACACAATACGCACTGGATGTCCTTGCAGACAAGATCGTTGCTGGCGATCTGGTCAAAGCTGCGTGTCAAAGACACATAGACGACATGAAAGCGGCTGAAGCTGCGCCATATCGCTATTATTTTGATGTTGAAGAAGCTGAAAGGATCATTGACTTTGCAGAAACGCTGACGATTGCGGAAGGCGAAGAAGAACAGCCAGTGACAGCCTATCCATTCCAGTGCTTCATACTTGGAAGCCTGAACGGATGGAGAACAAAAGACGGACATCACAGACGATTCAGAACCAGTTATATACAGCTGGGAAGACAGAACGGCAAGTCATTCCTGAATGGTATTCTTGCGGCGTACTACGGCAATTTTGACAAGTACAAATATGGTCAGATTTACTGTACAGCCACAAAGAAAGATCAGGCATTGATCGTCTTCAACGAAATTGTGAAATTCATCAATTCTGACAGCGATCTGTCGGAGTGTTTCAAGATACACGAACACAATTCGACTATCGACTGCAAGATCACGCACAGCAAGATCAAAGCACTGTCAGGCGACACGAAGTCGATTGATGGATTCAGACCATATCTGGGAATCGTGGACGAATATCACGCGCATAAAGATGATCAGATGTACAAGCTACTTGAAGGCGGTATCAAGAAAATGAAGTCGGCGCTGATCAGCGTGATCACGACAGCAGGATTTGACCTGAAATCGCCATGCTTCGCGCTATACGAATACTGCGTGAAAGTCCTGAAGGGGATTGTGAAGAACGATTCACAGTTCATATACATCGCACAGATGAATGAATCTGACGATATGTGGACACCTGAAAACTGGATCAAAGCAAATCCGATCCTTGAATATGACAAGGACGCATTGCAGAACATGATCCCGATCGCCAACACAGCGAAGGAAATGGGTGGATCATCGCTGCGCGACTTCATCGTCAAGCAGCTTAATATGTGGATTCAGTGGACAAATGATGTGTATATCAAGGACATGGATGTCTGGACGAAGGCAGCAGTCAAGAAAACACTTGCTGACTTCAGAGGTCAGAAGGCTTATGTCGGACTTGACCTGTCATCAGGCGGCGACTTGACATCAATCGCAATCGTGATCCCATTCATGCGCGGCGAAGACAAATGTTACTTCGTACATGCACACAGCTTCATTCCGAAAAGGAGAGTTGAAGAACACATCAAGACGGATCGCGTGCCGTATGACCTATGGATCAGGCAGGGACTTGTCGAAGTCACTGAAACGATGGGCGGCGTAAAAACAGACTATAAGTACATAATTGCGTACTTGCAGAAGATCGTGAAGCTGTATGAATTGGATGTGCAGTGGATTTGTTACGATCCGCACAATGCTTCAGCATTCCTGACAGACTTGGAAGCACTGGGATTTGACAGTATCGCAGTGAAACAGTCGGCAAGAGAATTGAACGATCCAACAGTTGACTTCAGGCTGGAACTGGAAGCAGGGCATGTCGAACATGACGGAAACGAAGCGACAAAGTGGTCTATTGCAAACGCGAAGACGACTTCAAACAGCTTCGGGGAAATAAAAATTGATAAAGAATATGCAACAGAACGAATCGACATCGTGGATGCAATTATTGACGCATGGATGATGGCGATGAAGGGCGAAATCAAGCCAGATGTCAACAGATATCTTGATGTGTGGTTTGCAAATACAGAAAAATTGCGACAGAAGGGAGGTGCGCAAGGTTGAGCATGTGGAAAATATTGAGCAAAGGCATCGCAAAGGCGTTCGGAATGAACATTGCGACAGAAACAGCGACACTGAATGATGAATCATTTCTTGAATGGGTTGGAATCAAACGCGATAACGAAAGCAAAAAGCCGACTTCGGATGTGACATACTTCACTTGCTTGAAAATGATGTCTGAAACAGTGGCGAAAATGCCATGGAAGTTGTACCAGAAGACTGAAAAGGGAATCAGTGAACCGCTTGACAATGACATTGCGAAGTTGATGAAGAACCGACCGAACCCATTTATGACACCGACAACCTTCTGGAACGCCGTGGAAATGAACAGAAACCACTATGGCAACGCATACGTCTATGTGCGCAGAAAATTCAAGCGCAAGAAGTACGGCGGCGAATACAAAGCACTTGACATGTGGATAATGCCGTCTGACAGAGTACAAATAATTATTGACGACAAAGGAATTTTCGCTGGAAAAGGGAAAATCTGGTACATGTACAGCGATGAATATTCGGGCGAACAGTACATATTCAGGACTGAAGACGTACTTCACTTCAAGACTTCACACTGTCTGAATGGAATTATCGGACTACCGGTTCAATACATCCTGAAAGCAACAGTTGAAGGCGTGATTGAATCACAGCGTTTCTTGAACAATCTGTATAAAAACGGACTGACAGCGAAAGCAACACTTGAATATACAGGCGAACTTAATGAAGAAGCGGTCACAAAGCTGCGACAGACTTTTGAACGCTTCGGAGCAGGCAGTCAGAACACAGGAAAGATTCTTCCTGTGCCACTGGGGATGAAATTGACACCACTGGACATAAAACTGACAGATTCACAGTTCATCGAATTGAAAAAGTATTCAGCACTTCAGATCGCTGCGGCGTTCGGAATCAAACCGAACCAGATCAACGATTATGAAAAATCATCATACAGCAACAGCGAAATGCAGCAGTTGTCATTCTATGTTGACACGATGCTTTTTGTGCTGAAGCAGTACGAAGAAGAAGTGAATTATAAGCTGCTGACGGATGACGAACTGGAAGAAGGATTTTACTTCAAAATGAATGAAAAAGTGCTGCTTCGTACAGACAGCAAGACACAAATGGAAATTCTGAAAGACGGAATCAACAACGGCATCGAAACAGTCAACGAAGCCAGAAGGAAACTTGACTTGATGGACAAGGAAGGCGGCGATGTGCTGATTGTAAACGGCACATATGTCCCACTGACGAAGGTCGGGGCAGCTTACGACAAAGAGGAAAAACAGGACACCGACACTGACAAGGACGATGATCCTGAAAATCCTATAAATGAGCCAGAAACAGAAGGCGAAAAAACAGATCAGGAAGAACAGGAACAGGAAACAGCCGAAACGAACGAACCTGACACCGATCAGGAAGGAGGGGAAGACGATGGCGAAGAAGATGAACTTCACAAGAAGAAATCGGGCGAAGAAAACGATTGAAAATGTCGGCTTTATGAAGATTAAAAACGCAGCAGGCGGCAGCATAGAACTGTATATTTACGGCGACATTGTATCTTCGGAATGGGACAAGTGGACACCAGAAGACACCTGTCCACAGGACATCACAGACTTTCTGAACGGCATTGACAACAATGCTGATTTGACTGTGTACATTAACAGCTGCGGCGGCGATGTGTTTGCAGGAATAGGAATATACAACATTCTGAAACGACACAAAGGACACATCACAGGCATTGTTGACGGAATTGCAGCGTCAATCGCGTCAGTGATCCTTATGGCGTGCGATGACATCATCGTGTCAACAGGCGCACAGATAATGATTCACAAGCCGCTGACGATGGCGTGGGGCAACGCAGACGACTTTCAGGCAGTTATTAACCAGCTTGACAGCTGTCAGCAGATGATCACAGACATCTACATGACGAAAGCGAAGGAAGGCGTGACAGCAGAACGGTTTGAAGAACTGATCAATGCTGAAACATGGATGTCGGAAAGCGAAGCATCGGAATGTCGCGCGTCAGATTATTTTGACATCAGGGTTGATGAACAGACGGCAGCAGTCGCGGCGTGCGTCAGCTACATGATGGACAGATTCAAGAACACGCCAGCGAACATGAAGACTGAAACAGCTGAAGACATCGAAGCGAGACAGCAGCAGGCAGACGAAACAGAAGAAATTCTGGGCGATCTGTACATGTATGGAATTTAAGAAAACGGAGGAAAAGCAATGAGCAAAGAAGCAAGAGCGTTACTGAAGAAAATCAACGACAAGAAAAATGCAATCAAAAGCCTTGTAAACGAAGGAAAGACAAAAGAAGCAAAGGAAGCGAAAGCAGAACTTGTGGACATGCAGGATCGTTTCAACATCCTTATGGAATTAGAGGAAGACGAGGACGAGGGCATTAAGGATCAGATCGACAAGGATGAAGCTCACAGAGCTGAAGGAAAAGACAGCACACCGACAAAGAAGGATGTTGTGCGTGCCTTCGTCAATCGTATTGTTTGCGGTATGCGCAAAACAAAGATGGACGAGAAAGACAAGAAGATCATGGATGCAATGTCAGAGAAGGAAGACGAGGACGGCGGATTCACAGTGCCACAGGACATCCAGACAGATATTCACGAATTAAGAAGGACAGACGATGACCTTGAACAGTATGTCAATGTTGAGCCTGTCAGCACACTGTCAGGAAGCAGAGTGTTTGAAAAAGATGCAGATTCAACACCATGGGACGATGTCGATGAAGCAGCAGAGCTCGGAGAGGAAGAAACACCGAAGCTGAAACAGATCAAGTACAAGATCGGCAAGAAGGGCGGCATCCTAAAAGTTACACGCGAACTTCTTCAGGACACAGCAGAAAATATTCTGGGCTTCCTGAATAAGTGGATCGCAAAGAAATCAAGAGCGACAAGAAATGCAGCAATTCTGAAGAAACTTGCAACAATCACAACAGGAAAAGAAGTTGCAATCAGCACAGTGGACGATCTGAAGACTGTCTTCAATGTGACACTTGATCCAGCGATCGCAACATCTTCAATCGTTCTGACAAATCAGTCAGGATTCAACTATCTTGACACATTAAAGGATGAACGCGGCGACTACATTTTGCAGCCAGATGTCACAGACAAAACAAAGATGCTTCTTTTTGGTGTATATCCGATCAAGAAGGTCAGCAACAAAGTTTTGAAGAATGTCGAAGTGAAGACTGATGGAAGCAATGTGTCAGCGTACAAGTACCCACTTTATATGGGCGACTTGAAGGAAGCAATCACTTTATTTGACCGCGAGAAGATCAGCATCGAACTTTCAACCGAAGCTGGCGATTTATGGGCGAAAGACCAGACAGGAATCAAGGTGCGTGATAGATTCGATGTTCAGGCGTTCGATGAAGAAGCAGTTGTCAAGGGAGAAATCACAGTCAAAGTCGCTGGCTAATGACTGAAGGCTTCAGGAAGGAGGAAAACGGATGCAGCTGAAAGAATTGAAAGCATATTGTCGCATTGATTATGACGATGACGATGAAGTGATCAACATGATATATGCAGCAGTGCTGGAAGAAATGACTGACCTGATCAAAGACTTTGATCCTGAAGCCCCGACAAACCGACAGAAGCTGCTGATCTGCATGTATGTCAAAGAAGCCTACGACAACAGGGACAGAACAGCACAGACAGACGACAAGGTCAGATTTGCAGTTCAGTCCATGATGCTGAAAGAGAGGTTGAAGTGACATGTCAAGCGCAAGGATCAAGATATACAAATATCAATTTGAGAAGGTCGCAGGACGGCGCGAAGAAACCGAACCGATCTTGTATCACGAATGTTGGTGCGAGATCGGCAGCTTGTACGGAAAAGAACTGTACAAAGCAATAGAAATCAGGCTGGAAGACACAATCGTGTTCGATAAAGTCAGATATTGCAAGAAGGTCAAAGAAATCGCAGCACACCTGAAGGACTACTTTGTGGAATACGAAGGGGAAAGATACAACATATTTGCAAGGGACTTCAGGAACAACGACAGGCAATATGTGCAGTTGAAAGCGAACCGCACAACATAAGTGTCAGATTATGACACAAGGGAGGGACACAGCATGAAAGTGACCTTTGAATTTGAAGGACTGAAAGAGATTCAACAACAGCTGGAAGCACTTGCAAGCGATTCAGAAATCAGAAAGACAAACAAGCAAATCTTCCAGAAGTCTGTTGATTATACAGAGCCACGCATGAAAGCAGTTATGGCGCGATCTGCGGACAATTTAAAGTCAGGAAAGAAAGGGTATAAACCTTCTGGACATGCTGCGGACAATATCCCCACGAAAGTCACAGCAAGGGGCGGAGAAGTCGGCTGGACGCTTCTGGGCGATGCTGAAAACTGGTTTTACATGAAGTTTGTTGAATGGGGGACTACAAAGCAGCCCCCACAAGACTTCCTGTACAACACAATGGAAGAATGCCGCGGACAGTGGGACACAATAGCTGATCAGGAATATCAGAAGTTATTGAATGAAAAGCTGGGAGGATGACATATGGACATTGTAGGAAAAACACTTGAAACGCTTGCAGTGCTGGAAGATGAAGGGATCATCGTGCAGCAGGGCTGGTATGACGAAAGCATCAAAAAGCTGCATGTGACAGTGTGGAATCTTGGCGATTACGGCGGCGAAGGTTCAGACGATGAAACAGAAGTCGAAATTGCAGCAGTGCAAGTGTGCATCTGGTCGAATAAAGATCAGGTCAAATTGAAAAAGAGGATCAAACACCTTATGTGCAAAGCTGGTTTTGCATTTATGGGCGCAAATGACAACCTTGAAACTGATACAAAAATATTTATGAATGCCGCGCGGTTCATGGCGGCAGAAGAAGCAGAACAGGAGGACGAAGAAGAATGAGCGAAGCAAGACAGATCGTCAGATCAAGAACAAAGTCATTCAGGGACTTATATGTCGCACCAGTAACACAGAACGATGCGACAGGATACAAGGCAGGCACACCAGTCAAACTCGCGCGTGCTATTTCAGGAAAAGTGTCTGACAAGTTCAGTGTTGAAAAGATTTACAGCGACGATGGAGTGGAAGACACTGTTGAAACATACGAAGGAACAGATGTGGAATTTGAAGTCAATTCCCTTGCACCGCAGGACAAATCAATGCTTTTCGGTCATCTGTACAAGAAAGGCTGGCTTGTCAAGAACAAGGACGACAAAGCACCTGAAGTCGCAGTTGGCTACAGAGCAAAGAAGCTGTGCGGAAAATATGAATTTGTGTGGCTTTATGTCGGCACATTCGGACAGGGATATGACGACAACTATCAGACACAGGAAGACAAAGTCACAACACAGACAGCAACTTTGAAGGGCAGCTTCTATGAACGCGCTTGCGATGGGAACTTTGAAACACAGGTTGACGAAGCCAACCTTGTAACAGAGGACACAGACGCAGCAGCAGCGATCAAGAACTGGTTTGAAAAGGTACAAGAGCCAACAGAAGCAGCGTAAAAGAACAATAGGAGGGCAAACGCATGAAACATGAAGTAATTATCAACAACAAAAAATATGAAATGCTGAAGATGGATGTTGACACATACATGGAATATCTTGAGATCAGGGACGACATCATGGGAACTGAAAAGAAAAGCGGACTGTATACAGCCGCACAGTTCCAAAAGATGATGGACTGCATCTGCATGGTATACGGCAACCAGTTCACTGTTGACGAGTTGAAGGACAAGGACACAGGACTGGGCGTGGCTGCAATTATCATGGAATTTGCGTCAATAGAAACATCATTAGGCGATGAGGTCAATGCAAAGGTCGAGAAGTTACAAGAAAATTTTTCAAATGGCAAATAATACCCGAACTGACACTGATCTGCAATGAAAAAGAATACATATGCGCATCAGTGTCGGTTGAAAAGTACAGAGCATACACAGAACTAATGGAAAAGAATGGCGGCGATGATGTTGCATCGGCTTTTCAGTTCAATGCGGCAATTATGAAAATGGTCTTCGGAATATCCGAAAGGGAAGTGCTGAAGGCAGATGTCGCAGAACAGCTGGCAGCAGCAAAGATGATTCATTTTGTGATGCAGGACATCATCACGCAAAAATTCCTTGAATTAAACCCGAACAGACCAGAGGAAGTCGAGAAGGAAAAGTCGGCATTCGATGAATACGATGAAGAAAACGGATACAACGAAGCTGAAAATCAGCTTGACGATGAAAACATCTGGAAAGTATGCCGCGACAATGTGGACAGGGTTGTGAAATTGTGTATAAAAGGGCTGAACGATTCACTTTCAAATGTTATGAAGTCGGATATTATGAGCCTTTTGGATCATGTGGCGTTCGAGATCAAGACCATCAACGAGAAGTGATGAAAGGAACGTGCATATATGGCGCAGGCATCAATCAAGATCGGTGCTTCAATGTCAGAATATCAGGTAGCAATGAAGGCGGCGGTCGCAAGTATGAAGCAGCTGTCGTCAGAATACAGCCTTGCTGCGGCAAATGCAAAGCTGTACGGCACGAAATCTGACGCGTTAAAGGCAAAGATCAGCGAACTTACACAGAAAATGGATGTCCAGAAGACGAAAGTCGAGGACTGCAAGTCACATTATGAAACACTTACAACCAGACTGGACAACAACAAGAAAAAAAGCGAAGAACTGAAGGCAAAAGTCGCAGAACTGTCAAAAGCATATGAAGAAAGCAAGGAAGCGACTGGAGAAAATTCAGAAGAAACAAAGAAATTAAAAACAGAACTGGACAAAGCGGAAAAGCAGCTGGCAACTACTGAAGCACAGACAACGAAATACGAAGCAGCAGTGAAGAAACAGGGGGCAGCAGTCACACAGGCTGAAGCCGATCTTACGAACATGGAAGTACAGCTTCGTGAAGTAAACGCTGAACTTTCACGACAGAAATTCGATGAATATGCAGAAAAGGCAGGAAAAGTCGGATCAGCGGTCGAAACAGCAGGGCAGCACATGATGAAAGTCACAACCGCAATCGGCGGCGTGGCTGCGGCATCGGTAACAGTTGCGGCAAACTTTGAACAGCAAATGTCTAAAGTGCAGGCAATCAGCGGAGCAACAGCGGAAGAAACTGACAAACTGACAGAATCAGCAAGGCAGTGGGGACGTGATACAAAGTATTCAGCAACCGAAGCAGGCGAAGCGTTTGAATATATGGCACTTGCTGGCTGGAAGACAGATGACATGCTGGAAGGCATCGGCGGCATCCTGAATCTTGCAGCAGCATCGGCGATGGACTTGGGAACAGCTTCAGACATCGTCACAGACTACTTGACAGCGTTCGGACTATCGGCGAAGGACGCTGGAAAATTCGCGGATGAAATGGCTTATGCAATGAGCCATTCAAACACAACAACCGAAGCACTTGGCGAAGCATACAAGAACTGCGCTGCGACAGCGGCTTCGATGGGCTATTCGGTAGAAGAAACAACAGCGGTATTGATGACAATGGCGAACGCTGGTGTGAAGGGCGGAGAAGCAGGAACAGCCCTGAACGCTATTATGACCAGACTTGCGACAGACACAAAAGGATGCGCAACGGAATTGTCGAAGTACGGCGTTGAAGTGTACGATGCGCAGGGCAACATGAACAGCTTGTCAAGTATTCTGACAGGCGTGCGCGGAGTATGGAACAACCTGACAGACGAACAGCAAGCGAACCTTGCAAAGACAATCGCAGGAACGAACCAGTTCAGTGCATTGCAGACGATCATGTCAGGACTGTCAGACGAAGCGATTGCATCGGGAATGTCATTCAGCGATTATTCTGAAGCACTTCAGAACTGCGATGGAACAGCTTCAGACATGGCGGCAACAATGCAAGACAACCTTCTGGGAAGACTGACACAGTTGAAGTCAAAGCTGGAAGATGTCGGAATCACAATCGGCAATTCGCTTATGCCATTCATGGAAAAGGCAGTGGCGAAGATCGGAGAACTTGCGGACAAGTTCGCATCATTAAGCCCACAGCAGCAGGAAACAATCTTGAAGATTGCTGGCGTTGTGGCAGCACTAGGACCATTACTGACGATCACAGGAAAAGCGATCACAGTGTCGGGGCAAATTTCAAAGGGAGTCGGAAAAGTTGTCGGAAAGCTGGCTGAAATGGGAACAACAGCAGGCGGCGCAACAGGCGGCATGTCTGTATTAAAAGGCGCACTTACAGCGATCACATCGCCAGTCGGAATTGCAATAGCAGCAATCGCAGGGATCACAGCAGTCGTTGTGACACTGTGGAAGACGAATGAAGACTTCAGAAACAAGATCACGGAAATCTGGAACAGGATCAAGTCGGTGTTCACAGAGTTCGGGCAGCACATAACTGACAAACTCAATTCGCTGGGCTTCGATTTTGAAAACTTCGGGGAAGTGGTCAAGGCAATCTGGGAAGGCTTCTGCAATGTATTAGCACCGATCATCGAAGGAGTGTTCAATAATATTGCAATCTTCATTGAAACAACGCTGAATGTAATCACAGGCGTGTTCGACTTCTTCGTGTCATTATTCACAGGCGACTGGCAGGGATGTTGGGACGCAGTGAAAAGCATATTTGAAAGCGTGTGGAATGGGCTGAAGGAATATATCGGCAACATTCTGAACACAATCAAAGGCGTTGTTGACGCATTTCTGGGCTTGTTTGGAACGTCATGGGACGAAGTGTGGAACAGTATCAAGACAACCTTTGAAAACATCTGGAATGGCATTGTATCGTTCTTTTCTGGCATACTTGACGGAATAGTGAACACAGTCACGACAGTGTGGACAGCGATCAGCACGACAATTTCAGATGTACTGACAGGCATCTGGAACACCTTCAGCAATATATTCACGACAATCAGGGACTTTGTATCAACAGTCTTTGAAGCGATCAAAAATGTGATCACAGTTGTGATCATGGCGATTGCAGAATTTTTCAGCGCAGCTTTTCAGATAATCACAGCACCATTCCGATTCATCTGGGAGAACTGCAAAAATACGATCATAACAGTATGGGATGCAATCGAAGAAAAGATAAACACAGTCATCACAGCAGTGCAGAACATCATCACGACAGTGTGGAATGCGGTCAGCAGTGTATTTTCGACAGTTTGGAATGCAATCAGTGGCGTGATCACGACAGTCTGGAACGCAATCAGTACTAGAATACAGACAACATTGCAGACGATCCAGAACATCATCACGACAGTGTGGAACGCGGTCAGCAATGTATTTTCGACAGTCTGGAATGCAATCAGCACGACAGTGTCAACAATCGTGAACAACATCAAGAACACGATCACGACAGCGTTCAATGCGGTCAAGACGACTGTCAGCAACATATTCAACAGCGTGAAGTCAACAGTGTCTTCAGTCTGGAATGCAATCAGCAGCACGATCAGCAGTGTTGTGAATGGAATCAAGAACACAGTCAGCAATGTATTCAACAGTGTGAAGTCAACAGTCAGCAATGTATTCAACAGCATCAAGTCAACGGCAACATCAGTCTGGAATGCGATCAAGAATGCAATCACGACACCAATCAACGCTGCGAAGAATGCAGTGCATAATGCAATCGAAGCGATCAAGTCGAAGTTCAACTTCAGCTGGTCACTTCCGAAGCTGAAATTGCCGCACCCGAAGATCACAGGCAGCTTCAGCCTGAATCCACCTTCAGTGCCACATTTTTCGATAGATTGGTACAAGAATGGTGCGATTATGAATGATTCAATGATCTTCGGAATGAACGGAAACACGCTGCTTGCTGGTGGAGAACCAGAAACAGGCGGCGAAGCGATCCTTCCGCTGAAGCCATTCTATCAGGAATTAAACACAATGCTTGATGAAAAGCTGAAAAAGATTGAATCAGGAACAAACGTGAAAGTCGAAAACCACACATATATTGACGGCGAAGAAATTGCAAGCAAAACATACACAAAGGTGGATGAACAGCTTGTGGAAGACAAAAGGAAAGGAAGGTAAGGCAGTATGAAAGTTAATGGTATAGACGCAAGAAAATACAATGCGAAGCAGCTGACAGCCGAAGTGCTGCCACCTTCGCTTGCTGTCGATTATGAGATCGTGACAGGCGCGATCCTTCCGACAGAATTTGAAACAGACATGGAACTGGGAAAACTGAAGCTGTGCATGTACTTCAGGGGCAAGGATAGAAACAGCCTGATCAGGAAGATGTCAGCATTTCTGGAAAACTTCACAAAGTCAAGCGTGCTGGAAGTGGATGGCTACAAAGGAAAGTTCAAGGCATATACAGCGAGCAGCGACTATTCAAAAATGAAAGTGAAAACCAGATACAAGCTGAACATCGTTCTTGAAGGCTATTTTTTTGATGATGAATTAAATCTGGAATATGACGGAATCACACAGACAACGATTGATCGACAAGGGACACGAAAAGCACCAGCGATCATTGAAGTCTATGCGAAGAAGGCGTTGAAGAATTATAAAATCAGTGGATTTGAAGACGACATCATCGTGGAACAGCTGGCAGCAGGGCAGACGATCATCATTGACGGAGAAGAAGGACGCATCACGAACAATGGCGCGGACGCATTCGGAAGTGTTGACTTGTGGAAGTTCCCAGCAATCACGCAGCAGCAAACAGCCTTGAAGTTTTCAAACGCAGATGCAGTCGTTCGGATCAGGTACAAGCCTATGTGGATATAAGGAGGAAGACAGATGCAGATTTTTAATGACAAAAAGCAGCGTGTCGGAATCCTGAAGGGCTTCAAAGATCGCAAGATCGTGAAGACGCTTAATTCTGGCGACAGGGAACTGTCTTTCAAATATCCTTCAGATGGCGAAAAGGTTGACCAACTGAAGGAAGAATATTACATCAGGACAAAAGATGATGAATATGTAATCAGGAAAAAGAAGACAGGTGTGCAGTTTAATGAGTACACAGCGCAGCTGAATGTCGAAGAACTTGAAGGGGCGGTGTTCCCTTATGGGTTTGAAAGCAAGGAACAGACGATCAGGGCGTGTCTTGAATTTGCCTTTGAAGGAACAGGCTGGAAGGTTGGCGTGTGCCAGATCACGAAGAAAAGGACGATCAACAAGGATGAAGAAACAAACGCATGGGACGTCCTTCAAGACTGCTTGTCAACATACCGCGTTGAATGCAAGATCAGAAGCCTTGAAAAGACGATTGATATATACGAACAGATCGGAGCAGACCGCGGACGATATTTCATCGAAGGACTGAACCTGAAGAAGCTGACAGTGACTTCAGACACATATGATTTTTATACACGGCTGATCCCACTTGGTAAAGATGGAATCGGAATCGAATGGCTTGGCAAGCCGTATCTTGAAAATTATCAATACAGCAGCAAGATCAAGACATATGTGTGGAGCGATGAAAGATACACAAACACAACAAGCCTGATCGAAGATGGAATCGCAAAGCTGGAAGAAATGTCGAAGCCTTATGTCGCATACAAAGCAGATGTGATTGACCTTGCAAGGCAATCAAAGAAATACAGCAGCGTATTTGATTTTGACATCGGCGACACTGCCTGGATGATCAGCAAGTCAACGAAGACAAAAGAGAAGCAGCGAATTGTGAAGCTGACGGAATATCCAGAAAGCCCACAAAGCAACACTGTCGAACTTTCAAATGCAACGAAGACTTTTGCTGAAGTACAGCAGGAAGCAACGGATCAGGCGAAGTCAGAAGCAATCAAGATCGCCAACAGCAGCGCGAAGAAAGTTCTTGAAGATGGATATTACACGAAAACAGAAGTCGAAACACACATAACAGCATCGAAGGAAGAAATCGAACTGGGCGTGTCAAAGACCTATGAAACGAAGACCATTGTTGACCAGAAGATCAAGAGTGTGAACGATCTGACCGATGAAAAACTGACGGAATACAGCACGACAGAACAGATGCAGGCTGCAATCAACCTGAAGGCAGAAGAAATTGATCTGGAAGTGTCGAAGGTGTATGAAACAAAGACCAGCGTCACTGAAAAAATTAAAAGCGTGAATGACCTGACGGACGAAAAACTGACATTGTATTCAACAACAGAGGAAATGAACGCGGCTATCAAGGTGCAGGCTGAAGCGATTGATCTTTCAGTGTCAAAGACCTATGAAACGAAGACGACAGTCACAGAGAAGATTAAGAGTGCAAACGAACTGGCACAGTCAGCAGCGGACACGGCTGAAGAAAATGCGAACGATGAAACCGATAAAAAGCTGAAAGAGTATTCAACGACAAAGGAAATGAACGCGGCTATCAAATTAAAAGCTGACAGCATCACAACTGAAGTCAACAAGAAGGTCAACAATTCGGAGTTCGGAACAAAGATCACACAGAACGCCTACAACGTGCGTGTCGCTTGGAACGGCAACAGCAAATATATACAGCTGGAATATGGTCAGCTTGCAATCTACAACGGCGATGTGACGGCAGCAGAAAAAAGAGCAGTATTTGACGAACGAGGAAATCATTTCTATCGTGACGGATATTATGTCGGAAAGATTGGAACAAACCAGTGGTCGGGGAACAACGCACACAAAGGGCTTGTGTTCGATCTGGACTATCAGGGAAAATACATGGCATTTGCGCAGATGAAGTCACAAGGCGCAGGATCATATACAACGATGCTGTGCTTCAGCCGCGCAGGAAGCATATACGATCAGTATGGCATACACTTGGGATGCGACTTCTATGGTCATTGGTTCGACATGTACAATGTCGATCTTCACGATGTCAATATAAACGGATACGGCGTGGCAGATGGTAAAAGCATACCGATAGTGACAGAAATTCACGACAACGGAAACGGAACAGTCGGCTGGACGACATCATCAATCAGTGTCAGAGGTGGAATGATTACAGCAGTACCACAAGGGAGCGCGAATATATAATGAGCAAAGAAATCATAATTGAAGAAGATACAAAGACGGAAACAAAAGAAATGACCCTTGATCTGCCTGAAGGCGAAAGAGGGATCACAGAAGAAGAAACAGAAACAAAGGAACAGCAGATCAAAAACACGATGCTTGCGCAGATGGATTCAAAGCTGGACTTGATACTTGCATATCAGGAAGCTGCGCTGGAATAACAGGAGGATGGCACATGAAACCGATCGAACAAAGAATTGCTTGCGCGAAAGGAGAAATCCTGAACGCAATGGCAACAATCAGCACAGAACACGATCTGTCAGCGACAGTCATGGAAGGCGTGCTGGCTGACATACTGTCTGAAGTGAAGTCACAATCAAAGATGGAACTGCTGAACGCATACAACAAAGAAGTGAACGATGCACAACAGGAAATCAAGCAGCTGAAGGAAGAACTTGAAAAAGCGAAGGCAGCAGCAAAGAAGACATTGAAGACCGAACCTGACACCGATCAGGAAGGAGGGGACGACAATGGCGATGCAGCTAATAACTGACATAACACTGGAACTGACAGGCGATGAACGCTTGTATATGGCATCAGCAAAGCAGGGCGACAAGCGCACACGATTCATCAGAATCGCGCTAACAAATAATGGCAAGGTATTCACGATCCCGACAGGGTACATCGTAATTGCGAACATCAAAAAGCCAGACAAACACTTTTGCTATAACGAATGCACAGTGATCGACAACAAAGTCATGGTCGAACTGACAAATCAGGCACTTGCGGCAGCAGGAACAGCACACTGCGACATTGAGATCAGGGACGCACAAAACGTGTATGTGTTATCTTCACAGGCGTTCACGATTGAGATTGAAGAAACGAACAGGAATGACGCTGCGATTGAAAGCTGCAATGAGATCACAGCACTGGAAAAGAAAGTGCAGCAGTACATCGACAACATCGTTTCAACAAAGAATGACATCTTGTCAGTTGAAGCAGCGATGAAGGTTGCTGAAGCTGCCAGAGCATCGGCAGAGGTTGACAGGATCAACGCTGAAGCACGAAGGAAGAAAAGCGAACAGGACAGGGAAATTGCTGAAACAGCAAGGCAACAGCAGCTTCAGATCATGCAGGAAGCGACAGGAGCAGCAAACAACGCAGCTTCTTCAGCAAATACGGCAGCAGGCGCAGCGAATACAGCGGCGGCACGCGCTGAAGCAACATACAAGTCACAGGAAGAATTGCAGAAGATGTATGAAAAGATGCTGGACATCAAGGGGGCAGTCGGAAGCACGATCGACGGCGGCACAGCGTTCAGCATTGATCCGATGACCTGTGACGGCGGCACAGCGTTCACAACAGAAGAATGCGAAGCGGATGCAGGCACAGTGTAGGAAGGAGGAAACACGATGGCAACATGGACAGTCAGACCGAAAAAGGACACGACAGCGAACTGGAAGGCTTCAGGACGCATCCTCGAAGTGAACGAATGGGGCGTTGAAGAAACCACATCAGGCAAGTACATATTGAGGATAGGAAACGGAAAAGACAAGTTTCTTGATCTTCCAGCGGTTGTTGATACGCCGACACTTGAAAAGATGTACAACACGATTCAAAACTTCAACAACAACATGCAGCAGGCGACATCAGCCGCGAACGCAGCAGCACAGTCGGCACAGCAGCAGGCAGCAGCCGCGAAAGCAGCCGCAGCGGCTTGTCAGGACATTGAAAAGGGAATCAATTCAATGTCGGACAAAGCAACAGGCAAGAAGTACACGATCGGCGTTGAAGCTGGGCTTGTGTTCTTAGAAGAAACAACATAACAGGAGGAAAAGAAAATGGCAAGGCTCTATGTAGCAGACAAAGAAACGCTTGACGCGGTAAAGGCTGACACGACTGGCATCTTGAAACAGCTTCAGGACGCAGATGGAAAATTCAGCAATATCAAGCGTTATGGAATCAAGATCAACAAAGCAGACAGCAATCCTGACACACGCATCACATATCTGTATGATGCAGCAGGCTTCACACCAGCAAAGATGAACTTCACAGACGGATCATTCGACTTCGGTTCATGGGGCGAAGTGTTCTTCGTTAAGCAGAACAGACCAGTTATGCTGAAGACAGACAGAACAGTTGCGTATGAGTTAAACCACACAGACCATTCAAAGAAGCTGGACGGCACTGCATCCGATGTCGGGGATGCATCAACAACAATGAATGCAATGTCTGAATTTCCGTTGATGTGGCTGTGCCAGTACGAAGTCGGAAACTATGAGTATATCATTGTATCTGACACAAGAGTTGACAGCAACTACAACGCAGACGCATTCATGCGTGAAGATGGAACAATCGCAGATCATATGTATATGCCTATGTACGGCGGCAGCTATGACGGCGCGAAACTTCGCAGCTTGTCAGGAAAGAAGCTGGACTGCAACACGAACGCACAGACAGAGATCAACAGGGCAGCAGCGAACGGAACAGGCTGGACAATCATTCCATGGAGTAGAAGAAACCTGATCGAAAGTCTTCTGACATTGATCAGCAAATCTGAAAACTTTCAGGCGAAGTTCGGTCAGGGCGTATGCAACACATATGTCAACGATTCAACAAAAGACTATGGAAAAGTTGCGACAGGAACACTGGACGCAAAAGGACAGTTCTTCGGCTACAATGACGGAACGCACGAAGTGAAGGTGTTCTATTGCGAAAAGCAATGGGGAAACCGCTGGGACAGACTTGTGGGCTATCTGTGCGACAATGGAACAATAAAAGTGAAGATGTCGCCGCCTTATAACCTGACAGGAAAAGACTTCACGAAGGTTGGAACAGCGTGCAAAGATGGCGGTTATCAAAAAGACACATTGATGACCAGATTCGGACGATTTGTCAAATCGGTCGGCGGCAGTTCTTCGACATATCGTTGCTGCTATTACTGGATCAACATGGCGATCCTTGCGGTCGCGCTTGTCGGTGGTGACACCGACGACGGCGCGAGCTGCGGTGCTTGCGTCAACTTGAACTGCGCTGCTTCGTCTGCGCATTGGTACATCGGCGGCTCTCCTTCTTGTGAAGAACCTTTGGCGGCATAAGCCGCACAGGGGGACAGGGGGAGTAATTCCCCTTGAAGTGTGAGTATAAAGAAAATTGAAAATATAGGGATATTGTGTGCGCCTTCCGATGCTTCTGCCTTGCGGTCGCGCTTGTCGGTGGTAACACCAACAACGGCGCGAACTGCGGTGCTTACGTCAACTTGAACAACACTGCTTCGAATGCGAATTGGAACATCGGCGGCTCTCACTCTTAACAATCATGGAACAATAACCTAATGCACACGATATTCCGCGCCACTTGGCGAAAGTTAAACCGAAGAAAGGGTTGTGCTAGTAGGGCGAAAGCCGTGAACGTGCAACAGGTGTTAAGAAGGAAACCTTTTGAATGAAGACATATAAACATATATTTGAAAAATTGCTGAAGGAAGAAAACATCAGACAATGTTTTCACGATGCAGCAAAGCGCAAGACAACGCGTCCCGAAGTTGCCAGAGTGCTGAAGGAAGAAAGGGAAGTCGGCAATGACAGACCTGATCCACAATGTCTTCAGGAACATGTGAAAGCACTTCAGAAGATACTTGAAGAAGAAACATTCAAACCGCCAGAGCATAGAAAACAACTGATCAACGAATACAGCTGCGGAAAAGTCAGGGAGATCATAAAACCTGAATATCAATATGAACAGGTTGTGCATCACTGCATCATCAAACAGCTTCAGCCGATCATCCTTCATGGACTCTATGAACACGCGCTGGGAAGCATACCGAAAAGAGGATGTCACAGCGGAAAGAAACGCGTTGAAAAGTGGATAAAAGGATATAAGGGCAAGAAGTTCTATATCCTGAAGGCAGATGTCCGACATTGCTTTGATACAGAAGACATTCGCGTCATAGAAACGAAGCTGCGGCGCGTGATTAAAGATGAAAAATTCATCAGATTATGTGTCACAGTCATGGAGCATGAAGCGACAGTCAAACCGCCTGAATTTGATGATATGTGGATAAAAGACGAACAGTGGCAGGATGCAGAATTTTTGTCAGGGCTTCCACTTGGGTTCGTGACTTCACAATGGTTCACACAGCTAAATTTCAAGCCGTTCGATCACAAGGTTATTGAAGACTGGAAGGAACTGGGCGGCGTTGATCATTACATTAGATATGCAGATGACATTGTTGCATTCGGTCGAAACAAGAAGAAACTTCACAGACTGGAAGAAGCAATGCAAGACTATCTGAAGAATGAAATGCACCAGAAAATAAAATACAACTGGCAAGTATTCCGTTTTGAATATCCAGACAGGAAAGCACCGCCAGTCATAGACAAGAAGACAGGAAAAGAAAAACCGAAGACCAGAGGGCGTGCGCTGGACTTCATGGGATTTGTATTTCATTACAACCGCACAACGCTTCGCAAATCAATCCTGAAGCGTGCGACAAAGAAGGCGCACAGAATCGCAAAGAAAGAGAAAGTCAACTGGTATGATGCTTCAGCAATGCTGGCATCAATGGGCTGGTTTACACATACGGACACTTATGGCTTTTATGAAGATCATATCAAGCCATATGTCAATATAAAGCAACTGAAAAAGAAAGTCAGCAAGCATTCAAAGAAAGGAGTGAAGAACAATGATGTCAGAATGGTATCAGTCAGAAAGTATGGACAAGCCGACAGAGTGGGACACGACATCAAGCCCGACAGTGGTCTATCAGCGAAAGAGCATCGCAGAACAGATCAGGAAGGACATTGACGGAGAAAAAGACCGCACTGTCTATGTGTACAGCGAAAGGACTATGACACAGGAAGAATATGCAAGACTTCAGGCAGAGCTTGAAAGTCCAGCGACAAAGATGATTATGCAGTCAATGTCATCAATTGAAATGAACGTGGCAATGATGCAAGAAATGATGGAGGTATAAGCATGACAGAAACAAGCACAGGAACAAACACAGAAACAACCGAAAAGGTACACAGTAAAAAGTTCGATTCACTGAAGAAAAAGTGGGAAATGGACTATATCACAAAAGACACACTGAAAGGCTGGGTTGCGCTGAATGAGAAGAGAGCAGGAAAGGGCATCACAGCAGAGGAATACAAGGAAATTACTGGCGAAGAGTATGAAGCCAGTGAAGAATAATGACGCAGATTGAATTGATCGACAGGCTGTGCGCCGTGAATACGCTTCTGACAGACATTGTCAGGGAACAGGCAGAAATAATGGCACAACATGGAATCGAAGCGATACAGACACAAGACGAAGCCACAGACAGGCTTGACGATCTATTCGGGAAGCGTAAAAGGGCAGAAGACGAAAACGATGCAATCGAAGCAGCACTTCGCAAATATATTTGACGGAGGAAAAGAAAATGACTATTGAAGTATCATTGTTACTTTCAGGCGTGTCGATTGCGTTTGCAATCTTCTTCGGAATCAGCACACGCAACAGAAATGTGAAGAAGGACACACAGGACGAAGCCAGAGAGGATGCAACGATCCTGACCAAACTGGAAAACATTCAGAATACTATGATTGAAGTGAAGTCTGAAATGGGATCATACAGAAACGAAATGAAGGAGATCAGGGAGTATTACATCAGGGCATCAGAAAGCCTGAAGCAGCTTCACAAGCGTGTGGATAGAATTGACAAGATCATTGATGAATCACATCCACATCAGTACATCGAAGAGTAACAGGAGGAAAGCGCGTGGAGAAGTACAGCTATACAATACCAGCAAGAAGGAAGAAAAGACGCAAGAAGTCACTGACAAGCTGGATCATGGAGTTTTCAAAAAAAGTTGTGGTTGTCTGCGTGCTGCTTTACATCATCATTGAACTGTTTTCAGTAATAGCGATCTGGCACTTCGCAGACACATCGGTGCTGACCACACTGATCAGCGAAACATCTGAAGTGCTTCGCATGGGTGTGTTCGGGTACATGATAAAGGCAGGAATTGAGAACTGGCAGAAAATCAAAAAAGGAAAGCAGGAAAGTGAAAACGAGGAAGGCGGTGCGAACGGATGAAAAATGCAGCTTTAATATTAAAAACAATTTATGATAATTTGCCGATGATCCTGACAATCATTGCGATTGTGGCAGGCATCGGAATCAAGGTCAGAAACTTCCTGAAGCAGTCAAAGGAAGACCAAAAGAAGCAGCTTCAGGAACAGGCAGACAAAGTCGTGGAACTGGTAAAAGAAAGCCTTCTGTCTATCGTATCAAAGGCAGAAAAGGAATGGGGAAGCGGCACAGGAACAATCAAGAAGTCATGGGTATGGGAACAACTTCAGGCACAACAGCAGAAGCTGACGGAATACATATCAGAAGGACTGATCGACAAAGACATGGTCGATGATCTGATTGAAGCGGCAGTTGAAGAACTGAACGCTATTTTGAAAAAGAATCAGAAGGCTGCTGAAGCAGTCAAGCCGCCTGAAGAAAGGGAAGCAGCGGCGGTCGCGGCTGCAATTCAGGCGCAGAAGGTACAGAAAGAATAAACGAACAGGAGGGCGAAAGGATGCTACATGCTTATATAACACTATACGGAATCTGCTTCATGGCAACAGTGGTCATCATCATTCTGCTTTTGCTTGTCGGAACAAAGATTGACATTGAAGAAGCAAGACACTACGGTGCGGAGGTCGAACCGCCGCCAACAGCGAAGGACTGGATCGGGTATATATGCAAAGCATTCCTGATCGCCTTCGTGGTATCGTTTGCAGCCCCGATTGTGTTGGTATTTTATATCTTCGTATTCGGCTGCATCGTACTTTCAGCACTTACAGATGATCATTATTAAAACAGGAGGAAAAGAACATGGGAACATTATGCGGATGGGCTAGTATTGACGAAAGAGGAAAAGCAACAGGAGGACAGAAGGGCGATCAGACAGGTCGTGAAGTAAAGACCGGGAACTGGTATGACTTCGGTCAGACAGTCGTGCTTCGCTTCAAAGACAGAAGCAAGGCAGCAAAGGCAGCAACAGCAATGAAGCAGCTGTGTGGCAACGATTCAGTCGGATATTGTCAGGGACACAGAACTTCACTGTATACAGAACTTGAAAAGGTCGGCTGGAATCCGACAGCATTGAAGACACCTTGCGAAACGGATTGCAGTGCGATGATGTCGCCAGTGCTTAAATGCGCAGGAATCAGCGTGTCAAAGGACATTTACACAGGCAACATGGTAAATGCTATTATGGCAACAGGAGAGTTTGAAAAACTCACAGGAAGCGAGTACACAGGCACAGGCGACAATCTTATGACTGGCGACATTTCAGTGGCAGAAGGCAAACACACAATCATGGCACTGGAAAACGGATGCAACGTGTCAGGCGGCAACGGATCAGGAAGCGGATCAGGCAATAATCCAGCTGTACCATACGGAACAGCAAAGACAGCGACATTCACTGGATATGTGAACACAGGCGCATTGAACGTCAGAAAGCAGCCTGATCCAGATGCAGACAAACTTGTGTCATATCCTTGCATTAAGCAGAACACAGAAGTCGGAGTGTGCGGAAGTGCAAAAGCACCGAACGGCGCACTGTGGTATTATATTTACATTGACGGAGCAAAGGGCAAGAAGTATGGATATGTAAACGCAAGATACATCACAGCGAAATAAGGAGGAAGCGCGATGGAATACTTCATGGGCGAAACATTCGACAAAGAAAAAAACAAGCCATACAAGAAACTGGATGCAGCAGAGAAAGCAGCAGAGAAGCAGAAAGCCGCTGTATTTGATGAAAATGGCGAAGTAGTAAAAGACTTCAGGGAAAAGGTTGAAACGCCAGCAGAGCCGCCACAGACAGCCACAGACGGCAGTCAGGAACAGCAGCAAGCAGACAACACCGATCAGGAAGGACAGGAGCAGCAGGCGACAATGACAGACAAAGTCCCTGAAGGCGCGCTGGACACTGACGCAGATGGAAACGTGCCGACATTCGATGAAGACGGAAATCAGGTCGGAACTGCAACGCCTGAAGAAATCAAGGCGGCTGAAGAAGCTGTCACAGAAAACATTGACGGCGTGCCAGCGGTAAGAATCAAAGGAAAGATCAGAAGGGTGTTCAATGGTAGCATCAGGATCAGGAATGCGCCTTCATGGGACAATGAAGCAGTCAGAGGTGCAGCGGCATTTACAGAAAAGGAAGTCACACATGTGATGGAAGTTGACGGACAGCCGATGTATAAGACACTTGACGGATATTTCATCAGCGGCGATCCGAAGTTGGTTGAATATATCGAAGAATAATGTCGATAATTTTGGAGTAAAAGAGAAGCAAGACGGACAAATGCGCCGCCTTGCTTTTTAATTTATCCACATATTGTGTATAAGTAGGATGATAACCACAAAATAATGATTGTACTAACTACGCAACACCGACGGGAGCACTGGATTCAAAGGCAACAGATAGTTTGCTTAGGCTGTTCAACAGGATAAACGAGGAAGGACAGACCATTCTC